TTAAAAAGTTGGATGGATACATATCCCCAGTTAGCTTTGACTAACTCTGGAGTGAATAGACCTATGGAGGATCATTTCCGATCCACCTGGTCTTTACAATCCGAGCTATTTAAAGCTTTTGGTCTTGAAGATGACTTCAAGGATCATGTTTCTGGTGATTATTCCGGTGCCACTGATGGTTGTGACATTAATTTGACTAAATTGCTTTTTGAGAACTCCATGGAGAATCTTTTGAGATCTTCTGGTGATCAACGTCTTGCCGATAAATTCATCCTTAGACGTGTTCTATATGAACAACGTTTGGTATATTATAATATCGACCTAAAAGACGTTTGGCCACAGAAAGATTTACTCAATAATTTCGAGTTTTTCTTATGTCTAGAAGATGATACTATGATTTCCTTACTTAGTAAGAAATCTGGTGTATATACTTTTCCTAATAGAAAAATTCGTACTCTCGACGGTTTAATCTCATATATAACTGAGTACCTTCCTTATAACAAGGCTCAATTCTGCATGAAACTTGACCAATCTAATGGTCAACTCATGGGATCTATTTTATCTTTCCCTATCTTATGTCAGATGAATCTTCTTTGCTATAAATTAGCCCTAGAAGAATACCTGATCTCTAAAATTGGAAAAGAAGCTTTCACTAAGACTTGTAAAAGTCTTTATGGAGCTAAAGTCCCAGGAATTAAGATTCGTGCCTTGCCTTGTTTAGTGAATGGTGATGACATCTATTTCAGAACTAATGGTGAATTTTATGATATTTGGCGTAAATGGATTAAATATGCTGGTTTCTCTCTTTCACTAGGGAAAAACTATGTACATAGTAATACATTTACTATAAATTCACGAATGTTTACATTAGTCGGTGATACAGTTACAGAAATTACTTACCTTAATTGTGGTCTACTTCAATGTAAATCAAAAGGTGGTAACACTGAACCTAAGTCGATTGATGTAATCTTCAATAAAGTGATTGCTGGCGCAACTAATAAGTCTTTTGCCCGTAACCGCTTTATTCATTATAATGATAAGATGTTATGTCAAGCTTCATTAAATGGAACATACAATTATTTCCTTCC